GTCGAAGCCAAGTCCTAAGGAACTGCCATTCTTTAGGGCTTGCCCCTATATTTATAATATACCACAATTTTTGATAGTTTCAATCCTTATGGAAATAGCTGCCTGTACCCATGTCTTAAATCTCTTAATCTAAAACGATTCTTTTTGTTCATCTTTCTTACAAGCTTTTGTTCAGTGGTTTCTTCTTCAAACTGACTGCCATCATATCTGTCTATTTTCTTTCCTGATATAAACTCAAGAGATGTTGTTGTGTTGGCGTAGTAGTGATACTGCATTTCAATAATTTCAAAAAAGCACTCCATAATCAGCCATGTAAAAAAGATAAAAGTAAATACCCTGCATGTGTTTGCAAAATTAAAACCTTTTCTTACTAACTCCTTGATTCTCTTACCCAGCGTAATTGTTGTTTCACTCATCTTTTCATACCTCATTTAATTTTGTAACAAGCCCGGACAACAACATTATGGTTACATTTATGTAAAAGTAAAACGTTTAGAGGGGCGTTTTTATTGTTATTTAAAGTGGATATGATAAATTGTAAAAGTCCAGAAGCTAAATTATGGCAATTTATAGCCGTACAAAGTAAAATATGTTTATTGAAAGGATTGTGTAACTGCAGATTATGAAAGAAGACGAAGAGATTATAAAACGTGGTGCTGTATATGGAAGATACAGCAGCGAAAACCAACGTAAAGAAAGTATAACCGGGCAGTTTAGAGATTGTTATAAATGTGCCGAAAGTTATGATATTCCTATCCTGTATGAATACTATGACGAAGCAATGACGGGCAGAACAGCCAATCGTCCTGAATTTTTAAAAATGATTCAGGATGCAAAAAAAGGTCTGTTCAATTATCTTTTTGTTTATTCTACAGATAGATTTTCTCGTAATCGTTATGATTGCGCTGTATATAAGCACCAACTCAAAAAAGCAGGCGTAAAAATAATATATGCAAAACAACATATTAGTGACGGCCCGGAAGGCGAAATTTTAGAAGGTTTTCTTGAGGTTCTGGACGAATATTATTCAAAAGAACAGTCAAGAAAGTTTAAACGAGGCCGGAGAGAGACTGCTATGCAAGGTAAGTGGATAGGGGGAAAACTGCCTTTTGGAATCATAAAGAAACAAGACGGCACTTTAGCTCCTGACCCTGATAAAGCACCTGTAATAAAAGAAATATTCGAAAGATATACCAACGGGGAATCAGCAGTATCAATTTGCAAAGATTTGAATGCAAGAGGCTATAGAACAATTGACGGAAACCCCTTTAACAAGTCCTCTTTGCCGCATTTACTTCGTAATGAAAAATTCATAGGAATCTACAGATATAAATATGAAATAGAAGAAAAAGGCGAAATTATTTTAAAAGAACATATCTCACACTTTGAAACAACAATAACAAAAGAGTTATTT